GATAGGAGGCGAGATATGGATGAAAATAAAGAAGAAATCCAAAAACTGCGTAAGCAAGTCAGAAATTTAAGAATAGCATTCTTGCTTACGCAGATGGGATTTCTCATTATTAGTATTATTTTTCAGATTCAGTATTGCCGGATGATGCATTATTATCGAGAGATTTTTCGATTGAATCAAGAGATTTCTCAATCCTTGATAGATGTAAATTCTGTTCTTCGACTGCTTTCTTTAAAGATTGCAGGGATCCTGATTCACTAGAGGAAGATGTATCTATGCTATGTAATAAATCATAAAGAAGTTGGTTCTGAGTCTGGAGAAGTGCATTTTGAGTTTCATCAAGTTGAATTTGTTGGGTTTCAGATTTAGTAGGACCTTGGCTGGATTGATATAAGGCGATTGATGTGCTCAAAATAATGGATACCAGTAAAGAAATTATACTGATAAACACATCCGTAGACATTTTTACTCGGTATTTTCCAAGAGGAATAGCTATTGATTCAGGAATTTCGAATGTCTCAATCGAATCCTTATCAAGAGTTACATAATCTTCATTTGGAGGGAAAAATTTTTCAAAAGTGTTTGCTGATTCGGTATTAAATGAGGAAGAGATACTCTTAGTTAATTCTTCATTTACCAAATGAGCAATGCCGGCGGCACTAGATATTTCAATTGATTGCTTAGCAATATTACCAGAAAGTGCTGCGGCTGAAACAAGTGAGGATGTATCCCATTTTCCAGTCGAAGAAGTAAATCCTTTGATATATGATTCAAGAATTGATTTTCCTATACCAGAAGCAGGCAACGCTTGTACTGATAACGAATTACGAAGCTCAGAGATTAAAGCTTTCGTGTCAGAAGTTTTCCAGTTATCAGATTTTATTAAATCATCATTCACAATAATAACTCCTTTCTTTCGTACTTGGACGTGCCAGCGTCCTGTATAAAAAGAATATGAGAGAATTTATGAAAAGTCAAGAATAGTTGGAGAGGAGGTGAAACCATGACATTTTCTCAAAAGTTAAAATACATACTTTCAGAACAGAATATATCTCAGGCAGAGCTATCCAGATTAACAGGCATAAATAAAAGTTCTATTTGTCAGTATCTATCAGGCAAAAACATACCATCCAAGAAGAGACAGGGCGTGATTGCTACAGCAATAGGGATGCCAGAAGATTACTTTGGAAACGAAAACTTCAAAGAACCAAGTATATCATATCCTAAGATTCCGCGACTTACACTCACGGAGACGGCTGGAATCATGGGCGTGTCACAGCGAGCACTTGCACTTGCTATTCAGCAGGGTATGTATTCATGGGCGCAGGCTTTGCCAGGGAGAAACAAGAAAAGACCTATCTATTTTATTAATGCCATTACGTTTGCTAAAGCGCAGGGAATAGATTTGGAAGAATATAAAAAATGCACCTGCGAAGCGGCAACTCCAACAGGCGCATAGAAAATAATAACAATTAAATTGTAACACAGAAATGGAAAAATGGAAGGAGAAATTATGATTAAGATTGAAGAAAAAACAAAAATCATAGTAATTGATGGAGAACCAGGGATGCTTCTTCTCGAATTTGCAGTTATTACACGAGATTTGAAAAAGATTTTACCGAAAGGATTTGCTGAAAAATTAGAGGAGGCTTTTAAAATCGGAATGACGGCAAAAGTCGAAGGAGAAGTCGGAAGAAGAATGTCCAGATTGGTTCACGGCGAGCCAAGAGTATTATCAAAAAAAGAAGTAGAAGATGGTATCGAAGCAGTAATCAAGGCATTGATGGAAGAGATTGGAGTTGATGAAAGTGATGGAGAATAGAACCTTAAGCTTAGAAGATATCAAACTTTTGGTTGGGAAAGTACATGCAGCACAGCAGGCAGGAAATTATATCCTTTTTAGATATGCTAACTATTCAATAGATGTACTCACTATGCAAGGTGAAATTTCCGAAGAAAAAAACTGGGATAAGGGCTTTGAGATGCCTTTGGGTTATGATTCTGATGCAACGAAACGAGAATACCTTGAATGTATCGCATATCTCGAAAAATTAGCAGGTGAAGAATATGATAATTAATTTCTTAATGCGTAAGTGGGAACAAAACGAGCTGGCTCTGGAGCAGGAGCCAACATCGCTGCTCCTGTTAAGACGTAAAGTCGCATTGATAAAGCTGATTAACTTAGATTTAAAGAAAAAACGAGGTGTCGAAATGAAGACAATTAAGATAACCGCAGATAATAAGATTTCTATCGTGGATGTGGATTTTAGCAACAATAGAGCGATCATGGATGCCATGGGCGGTCCTGTAGAAGTAGTTACAACAAATGAGTTGTATGATTTTTTTAAGTGCCCCGTTCTTATGATGTTGGATAAAAACGGTTACAAACCTAAAGATGTAAATGGTTTTTGTCCAAGCGCAAATGCAGTAGCCTCCTTTTTGTACGGTTATGTCAAAACTGGTATACCAGTTTTAGGCGATGTTATTTTGGCGCAACCGGCAGGGGGGCGCATAGAAAATTTAGAGGGTGTTGGAGAATTGGAAGAAAAGATGCAGATGTTAATGCAGCGTTTTAGTTTTCTGGAGACAGTATAGAAAGGATGGTAAGCAATATGAAGTTAAATAAAGTAGTAAGTACTTTAGAAATGCCACATGAAGAATGGCTGCGTTATCGAAAGAAAGGCATCGGTGGTTCCGATGCCGGAGCTATCTGTGGGGTAAATAAATATAGAAGTGCTGTATCCGTATTTTTAGACAAGACTGCAGAACAGACATCAGAGTTTGATAACGAAGCAATGAGACAGGGACGAGATCTGGAGCAGTATGTAGCAGAAAGATTTTGTGAGGAAACCGGAAAGAAAGTAAGACGGGCAAATGCGATATTTTCTCATTCCGAACTTCCTTTTATGCTTGCCAATGTAGACCGCCTGGTCGTTGGGGAAAATGCAGGACTTGAATGTAAAACAGCATCGGCTTTTTCTGCAGATAAATGGGCAGACGGTTCTATCCCGCCAGAATATGAAGTGCAATGTAATCACTATATGGCAGTAACCGGAGCAGATGCTTGGTATATTGCCTGTGTAATTCTTGGCAAGGAGTTTATCTGGCATCGCATCGAGCGAGATGAGGAACTGATTGCCACGATTGAAGAGCTGGAAAAAGATTTCTGGCAGAATAACGTAATTGCAAATGTTATGCCGGCGCCAGATGGTTCTTCTTCTGTAGATTCTTATATCAATTCCAGATATGCAGACAGTGATCCAGAGCAATCTGTTGATATTACTACATATGATGAAGCTTTGAAAAGAAGAGAAGAAATCACCGTATTAGAAAAGAAACTCGGAGCAGAGAAGAAACAGATTGAGCAAGAAGTTAAGCAATATATGCAAGAAGCAGAAACGGCATATAGTAACTCATATGAAGTGAAGTGGAAAACAGTAGAGAGTAAGCGAGTTGATACAAAGAAATTGAAGTCAGAGTATCCAGAAGTTTATAAAGACTGTATTAATGTAGGAAAAAGCAGACGATTCACTGTAAAAGGCATTGCATAAGGAGGATTTAACATGGGAGTAAAAGAACAGTTAGTCGAAAAGAATAACCAGAAAACAAAGCTTACAAAGGGCATGAACATTGCGGATATGATTAATGCAATGAAGCCAGAAATTGAAAAAGCCCTTCCGAAAGTAATCACACCAGAAAGATTTACAAGAATGGCTCTTTCAGCAGTTAATACAACTCCGAAACTTGCAGAGTGTAGTCAGATTACATTTTTATCTGCACTGATGAACGCAGCACAGCTTGGATTAGAACCAAACACCCCACTTGGACAGGCCTATTTGATTCCGTTTAAGAATAAAGGAAGATTAGAATGTCAGTTCCAGATTGGGTACCGCGGAATGATTGATATGGTATACAGAAATGAGGATATCCAGACGGTACAGGCTCATTGTGTTTATGGGAATGATGAGTTTGAATATGAACTTGGATTAAATCCGAAGCTTGTACATAAACCAGCTGCGAGAGATAGAGGGGAGCTTCTCCTTGTATACGCCTTCTGGAAGTCTAAAAACGGTGGTTTTGGCTTCGAAGTGATGAGCAAAGAAGATATCGATCAGCACGCAAGAAAGTATAGTCAGTCTTTTTCTAGCAGCTATTCTCCTTGGAAGAAAAATTATGAGGAAATGGCAAAGAAGACAGTAATTAAGAAAGTTCTTAAATATGCACCAGTGAAAGCCGACTTTGCCAGAGCGATTACTTCGGATGAAAGCATCAAATCAGAGTTATCTGTCGATATGTCGGAGGTTGTAAACGAGCAGGAAGTAGAGACGGTAGATGCAGAGTATAGCGAAGTGCCTTCTGATGAAACATCAGAAAATGAAAGTGTGAGCAATGAGTAGTGTCAGTTTTACAGTGCCCGGCCCTCCGAAAGGAAAGGCCAGGGCCCGGACTGTCCGAACAAAGGATGGTCGTACATTTTCCTATACTCCGGATGGAACGGTACTTTATGAGAATCTGATAAAGACTTGCTATTACCAGACTGGAGTAAATCCTTTTGGTGCAGATGAGGAGCTTCGGGCTACGATCATTGCTTATTACCCGATAGCAAAGAGCACCAGTAAGAAAAAGCGGCAGCAGATGCTTGCCGGTCTTATCCGGCCGACAAAGAAGCCGGATTTAGATAATGTTATAAAGAGTATCTTAGATGCGTTAAACAAGGTCGCTTATCATGACGATACGCAGATTGTTTCGCTGTCTGTAGAGAAATTTTATTCAGACTCTCCAAGAGTGGAGGTCGCTATAAGCAGCATATGAGAAAGGCGGTGGCTTAATGGGCCGCAAAGTCAAGACAGGGCTTAGTTACTTTTCTAAAGATGTTGATTATTATGATGATTTTAAAATCATGGACCTGATGAATGAGTATGGTCCATTAGGGCAGACGATTTATGATGTGCTGCTTTGCATGATTTATCATGAAGGTTATTACTTAGAGGTTCCCAGTATGGAGCAGTTAGCGGTAAAAATAATCAAAACCATCGGGAACCGCTGGGTAAAGAAAAAAGACTTTGTGTTGCAAGTGATTTATTATTGTGCGGATATAGGGCTGTTTGATAAAACCCTCCTTAATCAAAATATTATCACCTCTGCTGGAATTCAGCGACGCTACGATTCAGTGACTGTTAGGAACAAAGTCAATAAAGATAAATATCGGTTGATTGATAAAAACGGTCAACCTTTATTAAATGCACCCCAAAATCCTATTTCTGCAACAGAAACAACGATTTCTGCAACAGAAAAGACGATAAATGATGCAGATATTCAACAAAATAAAATAAAAGAAAATAATACTTATATATATTATAGCAATCCGGAACTTAACGATGCCTTTGAAAAATATATCTTGATGAGAAATCAGCAGCAGCGTACCCCGTTGATGAAAGAACAGATAGAAGCACTGAGGCAGGAACTTTCTTCCTTGGGGAAGGATGAACAGGAAAGAATCCTAATCTGTAAGACAGCATTTATCAGAGGCTGGAAGGGATTTTATCCTTTGACGAAGAAGAAAAGCAGCTCATCAGGCAGGAGCTCCGGGAAAGCTAATAAACCAGGCAACAACAATTTTCATAATTTCGAGGGCAGAGATTATGATTATGCAGCGATAGAGAAAAAACTTACGGGAGGCAATTAAAGTGGCAAGGATAGATAAATTGGAACGTGCAAGACAGGAAGGTATGTCTTATGCACTAGAAGTTGCAAAGAAAAAAGGAATCGAAGGACTAGAAGAAGAACTTCGTATGAGAGGCATTACCGGGATTCCGATTGGAGTCAGCCGCTCTGCTGTAGATAAGGCGGTAGAGAACATAAAGAATCAGACACTGGATACTGTAAATATCTTAACAGCAATGACATTACATGATGAATTTGGATTCGGAGCAGCCAGGATAGAGCGTTTCCGTAAACGGTTTGATTTTAAGACAGAGTGCCTGATGGAGGATTATGTTACCTGGCTGGAGATGATAGACGCATTAAAAAAAGAGACAGGTCTTGAATATGCTATCCGGATGAATGATAAAGATGTGAAGCACAAAGAGCCGGCACGAAAACAGGCAGTTCCCTATGCCAGCAGACAGCATCGAAGAAATACAGAACGCAGTGCAAAGCGAATTGCCAGGAAGGCGAAAAAGCTGGACGCCCTCCGGGGTTAAGGATAGATACACATTGCAGTAACTTGTTGACCGCTCCATGATACAACACGGAGCTATATGCCATTGATTCCCCGACTTCTGTCGGGGAGAAAGGAAACAATGAAGAAAGTTAAGATAGATATTCCGTTAGAACTTTATACGGATAACGTGAGAAAAATTATTGAGCGTAGCCTTCATGATTTGGACGCAGAGCCTCCTTATATAGCATCTTTCCTATGCGATCCTAAGTTTACCGAGAAAGATTTAGAGACTGCATTGCATCTCTTAGAAAAGGCAAAAACAGAAACAACAAAACAAAAGTTTATTAGAGCAGAGCTGGAAGCCAGAAAAGAAATAGTTAATCCGGAAGTATTTCCAGAAGACTTAAGAAAGGATTGGGAAGATATGCGAAAAGCTGCAGAAAGGAGAAGAAAGAGATGATTGACGAAAAAAGACTCATTAAGGAATGTGAAGAGAGATTACTTGTAGGCACAAACGTAATTAAGCTGATTGAAGAGCAGCCTAAAATTTGTGAATGGATACCGTTAGAAGAAAAAACACCCGAGAACGGGGAACATGTATTGTTATCATTTGCAAATGAGAAGCAGAATCCACTTGTAGGTACTTGGAAAGTAGATGATGAGGGAGGAGCTTTTTATGCTCCATTTACAGGCAGAACATATGCGTCTTTAGGATATTTCACAAGTGCGTGGATGCCATTGCCGGAACCGTACAAACCAGAGGACATAAAAGAAACACCTTGGAAAAATAGAACATTAGGTGATTTCATGAAAGGAGCAAACAGATGATTAATCCATGCGTGAAATGTCCCGAAAGAGACCGTTGCGAGGGAATGAATCAGCCATGTAAGCAAGGTAAAGCTTACCAGAGATGGAAAGCCGGCTGCAAGAGAGTGGCGGAGCATACGAAAAGGGTGAACAAGAGGAAGAAGTAAATTATGAGTCACGAATACAGAATATTAGAACAAATGCTTATCAAAGGACAAATAAGCCGCCAGGAATTTAAAGAGAGGATAGATATCGAATATGGCAAGCTGGAGCAGGAGCTTATGAACGATGAGATTACACCGGATGAACATGTTGAGAGATATAATGCTTTGATGGAGCTGGAGCCTCAGTCGTTCGGACCACCGGAGTTGCATGAGCATATTTGAGGGGAGTAAGAATGAGTATAACAGAAGCAATAGTAATTATAGCGGCATTAATTTATACAGGATTTGTATTTTACATACTTAACAAATGAGGTAATCAGATGGATACACGAAATCACGAACATTACAAAGACAAAACGGCTCACGATGCAATTAAGGCAGCGGATAAGCCTCCTAATGCCGTAAGAGAGACGGTTGAGAATATGAGAAGAGAAGCAAATAAAAGAGGATTTGAAGTATTTGGACGGATTAAACTCAGAGATAAGAAAACAGGCAAGATTTATAGATAGCAGGAAAGAGGTGATTCCGTTGGAAAAGTCAGTCCTGATCCAGTACTGCGATATGCAAGCGGAGACAAAAGAGTTAAGGAGACTCATAAAAATGACGGAGGAGCGATTAGAAAAGATTGAAAAAGAAGGAGCGGTGAGCGATGTAGTTTCAGGAGGCATGGGAGGAATACAGCATTTTAAAGTGACGGGTTTCCCTACTCCAGAACACGCAAAAGTAGAACAATTATTAGTATCAAGGCGGCAACGCTTGAAAATGAAAGAAACAGAACTTCTCGAAATTACGAATCAGGCAGAAGAATACATAGAATCTATCGAAAAAAGCGAACTTCGCATCATGTTCCGCCTGTATTACATTGAAGGATTGACTTGGATGCAGGTAGCTTACAGAATGAATGATTTATTTCCCAAAAGGAAGGTGGCCTACACCGAAGAGAATTGCAGGAAAAGGAATTTTAGATTTTTTGAAGAAAATTTGAAAATGTCCCCCAATGTCCCCTCAGAGTATGATAAAGTGTAAAATGAAATAAAAAGGCATAGCCGCCTTGGTTATTTCTCCGTAAAACTTTCTTAAAATACATCCTATAGAAATGTAGGGTGTATTTTTTGTGTATTTTTGGGAATAGTATTTTGAACTGAATAGGAGTAGAATAGAAGAAAATGTTTCACGGAGGAGAAAAGAAGTGGCTCAAATTTATTTTTCAAAATTTAATATTAATTCTGAAATATACAAGGTATACGATGACGATGGATTAAAAGATAAGATTCTTAAAGAGGTATTCGAGAAAATAGATGAAAATACAAGACATACAGAAAGAGAAAAAAGACGAGGTGAAGAAGAAAAAGAAGTTACATATAAATTTTGCAATCTGATAAAAAATAGTAAAAATAAGGTCATTTGTGGACGATTAGTTAAAATTTATGAAGGAGAGATACAGAGTTATGATGCGAAAAATGATACTGTAATTACAAGTAATGCTAATAATTGTGCGGCAAGTTCAACTTTTTATTTCGACTTGAAAAGCGAGGAAATTGCTTTTATTACTAGAAATGCATTAGGGTATAATCAGTTTAATAAGTATTTTAAAGCATTAGTTGAAAAATACTTTGAAGACATTACTTTTGAAATTTTCTTGGAAAATAATATTGGAGAATTGAAGGAAAAATTATATGCTATGAGTAGAATACTTTCCGTTGAGGCAGTTATAATACCTCCAAACGCTAATCGTAAAGATTTCGCAAGAATTTTTGGGCCATCAGAAGAAGAAGTGCGGGAAAGTGGAGCAACAAAGGTTATTTCAAAAATGGAGGTAAGTGCGAAAAGTAAAAACGCTTTAAATATTGGAACAAGTTATTTTGATCGAATTTTATTGGCAATAAAAAAAGGATATGCTTCGTTAGTTGCAAAAGGCAGAGACGAGAATAATGAAAATTGTACTGTTACAAGTGAAGAAGATGCCCCTTACAAAGCTACCATATCAGATAAAGAAAAAGACGATTTAGAGTATTTTTCTATAAAGGCAGAAAATGAACTGGGGAAATTGCTTAAGAGCAAGCAAAGCGAGGATGATGATGACGAGGAAGAAAATTAAAGAATATTTTGATATTTCAGAAACATCATATTTTTCATTGTTAAAAAGTTCAGAAAAATGGAAAGAATTTTTTTTAGAAAAAGAAGCTATACTTTCACTGATACTATCAATTATTGCGATTATAGCATTGTATCAAGTTTGCGGACGAACGTTTGGAAATGAATTTAACGAATTAATAAGAAGTGTTTCAATAAGTGTAGGAGTGGCATTAATTGGATTATTAGGATTTACAATTAGTGGACTGGCTATCTTTACAGGAACAATTACAAATAAGTTAGTAAAAAATATAGATGATGACAATAAAGGGGACGCAATTATAAATGTTTTGTATAGCTTTTATTTTATAGGTGGAATAGATGCATGTGAAATAATTATCCTGTTAACAATTTATTTAATATCTTATATAGATAAGCCATTTTATGTTGAAATCACATATATTATTACTTTTATTGTCATATATTTATTTTTATTTATTATATTATATTCAGTATCTTTATTAGGAACTTGTATTAATTTGTTTTTAGTAAGCTATAAATATTATTTAGAAGAAAAGAAAGATATTTAGAAAAGCACCCTTCGGGGTGCTTTTCTTATCCCCTTAGCTCAGTGGTAGAGTAATGTCTCAGGTTCGATTCCTGGAGGGGATATTTCCAAAACGAATAAAGAGGTGGTGATGATGCCGAGAAAGCCGGACGAAAGAATAATTCAGGCAAAAGAACTATACCTGAAAGGATTGAAATTAGTTGAGATTGCAAGTCAACTAAGTCTTCCAGAAGGAACAGTTAGGCGATGGAAAAGTACTTATAAATGGGATAACGAACGTTCGGATAAAAATAGCGAACGTTCGGATAAAAAGAAAGGCGGTCAGCCTAGTAATAAAAATGCAGAAAAGCATGGTTTCTTCTCGAAGTATCTTCCGGAAGAGACCTTTTCTATTATCCAGGACATCGAGAAGAAAAATCCTCTTGATATTCTCTGGGAGAATATACAGTTTGCTTATGCAGCCATCGTAAGAGCGCAGCAGATCATGTATGTAAAAGACCATGAGGATAAGACGATTGAAAAGATAGAGGAAAAAGAGGGAAATGTTATAGGTGAAAAATGGGAGGTACAACAGGCATGGGATAAACAGGCAACATTTTTAAAAGCACAGGCAAGGGCACAAGGAGAATTAAGGTCCTTGATAAAGCAATATGATGAACTGTTGCATAGTAATTATGAATTAGCAACAGAAGAACAGAAGGCTAGGATTGAGCAGATCAGGGCGAAGACGGCAATTATATCTGGTGTGGATGAAGAAGAAACAGAAGATGATGGCTTCCTAGAAGCACTGAAAGGCGAGGCATACGCAGTATGGGAAGAAGAGTAAAGAAAGCAGCCTTTAAATTCAGACCATTTTCACGTAAACAAAAGAAAATCCTTACCTGGTGGATGCCAAACTCTCCAGTTCATGACATGGACGGCATCATAGCAGATGGAGCAATACGTTCGGGCAAGACAGTCTCTATGTCGCTCTCATTTGCTATGTGGGCGATGGAATCGTTTGACGGTCAAAACTTTGCGATGTGCGGAAAAACAATCGGTTCTTTCAGGCGAAATGTTTTGTTTTGGCTGAAACTGATGCTTAAAAGCCGCGGTTACTATGTAGAAGACCATAGAGCGGACAATCTCGTAATTGTTCGCAGAAATGGAAAGGAAAATTATTTTTATATTTTTGGTGGCAAGGATGAACGCTCACAAGACCTCATTCAGGGTATTACCCTGGCAGGGGTCTTTTTTGATGAAGTTGCCCTGATGCCGGAAAGTTTTGTCAACCAGGCAACAGGACGATGTTCCGTAGACGGTTCAAAGTACTGGTTTAACTGCAATCCGGATGGACCTTATCATTGGTTTAAAACTGATTGGATTGATAAAGCAGAAGAAAAGAAGATAGTATATCTTCATTTCACGATGGATGATAACCTCAGCCTATCGGAGCGGATTAAGAAGAGATACCGCTCCATGTATACCGGTGTGTTTTATAAACGGTATATCTTAGGCCTTTGGGCTGTAGCGGAAGGTATTATCTATGATATGTTCAGTGAAGAAAAGCACGTCATATCAGAGTCGCAGAGCTATGTCGGTAGGAAGTATGTAAGTGTTGATTACGGTACCCAGAATGCAACTGTTTTCTTACTCTGGGAGAAGAACCGTAAAGGGCAGTGGGTTGCTACAAAAGAATATTACTATTCTGGAAGAGATGAAGCGGAACAGAAAACAGATGGTGAGTATGCGGATGATATGGAAGAGTTCGTCAGTGGGATTGAAATAGAATCAATCATTGTAGATCCGGCCGCAGCTTCCTTTATTGCAGAGCTTAAAAAAAGGGGCTTCAAGGTTAAGAAAGCAAAGAACGATGTTCTCGATGGGATACGTTTTGTTGGAAATCTTCTTAATCTGGGAGTTTTATTGTTTCTTAAAGATTGTAAGGAAACGATTAAAGAATTTGGTTCCTATATCTGGGATGAAAAGGCAGTGGAACGTGGAGATGATAAGCCGGTAAAGCAGCATGATCATTGCTTAACGGGCGATACGCTTATAGATACAATTGATGGTCCGATTCCAATAGAAGAACTTGTAGGCAAGACAGGAAAGGTATATTGCTATGATATAAAACGTAACAGAGGAACCATATCGACATTTAAGAAAGTGAGAAAAACAGGAAAAAATGTAGACGTCTATGAACTTATATTACAAGATGGAACATATATAAAAATGACATCAGACCATCTTTTATATACTCAAAGGGGATGGGTGCCATTAAAACAACTTAAGAACAATGATGAAATATTAAAAATAAATCCTTGACAATTATTGCCCGTACATTTATTATAATATTTGTACGGGCAATAATTAGGAGGTGAAAATATGAGTCCAGCAGGAAGACCTAAATCTGAGAACCCTAAAAATGTACGTTTGGAAATAAGACTAACAAAAACGGAAAGTCAACTTTTAGAAGAATGTTCAAGAGAGTTAAAAACGACAAAAACAGATGTCATTGTTAAAGGAATTGAAATTATTCACCAAGGATTAGGTCAAGTAAATAGAAAAAAATAGAGATTCACCCACCGACCAAAGTAGATTGAATCTCTATCACATGAGAAGTTTCCTTCTGCAAATATTATAATGCAGATGGAGACTTCTTTCAAGAGCTAAAATTTGAAAGGAGTTTTTATTATGCCAGTGAAAAATGTAATCAAAAAAACAAAGACTATGATAGGAAAGATTAATCCATATTATGATATGACTAGTTCGAATGTGAGGGAGTTATATGATGCGTATCCAAATCAGCCGTTTGAATTAATATGTTCTAGTTTTAAATTTGGGTATCTTCAGGGAATGAAAGCCGCAAGAGCTGAAATGAAACGGAGGGAAAAATAAATGGCTGAAAAATATCAATTTTTTGATGGAAAAAAGTTCACTAGAGACGATAAAACAGGTTATTATCTATGTTCTACTGGAGATGAAAATAATGTAAGAAAACGGATGCATGTGTATGTATGGGAATACTTTAATGGACCGATTTCTAAAGGATATCATATTCATCATATTGATGGCGATAAAAGTAATAATGATATTCAAAACCTTCAGATGCTATCTGCTACAGAACATGAACGCCTTCATGGTAAAATGTTGACAGAGAATCAGAGAGAGACTTTACGCAAAAATATGGCGAAAGCAACTGTCATGGCGAAAGAATGGCATAATAGTAATGAAGGACATGAATGGCATAAAAAGCATTATGAGCAAATGAAAGAAAAGTTACATATTCCTAAACGGTTTGTTTGCGAATATTGTAATAAAGAATTTGTTAATACACAAATAAATTCGAGGTTTTGCTCTAATAAATGTAAATCCGCATGGAGGAGGAAATCAGGAATTGATGATATTACTAAAATTTGTTTTAAATGCGGTAAAGAATATATTGCAAACAAATATCAAAAAACAAAATATTGTCCACTATGTAAAAATAAAAAGCATTAAGCCTATAGGAAAGGCAGATGTATATAATATGGAAGTTAAAAACCACCACAACTTTAGTGTTTGTGGTGGTTTTATTGTACATAATTGCATGGATGCTGCACGATATTTTGCTTATACCATTATAAGACGGGAACGAAAATGGAGTTGAGATAGATGATAAAAGAATTTATCGAAAGAATAGGGCAGGTGATCAGAAAGATGCTTGGAAGAGAAAAAATAAAAGATGCCATCGGGGTTGAGGTAGCGGTATCTGACAAAATGGCGAACGGGATTGATCTCTGGGCTAAGATGTATAAAAATGAACCGCCCTGGAAGGAAAAGAATACAAAGCTTTGTGGATTGCCTGCTGCTATTGCCGGAGAGTTCGCAAGACTTGTTACGCTGGAACTGAAAACAGAAGTTACAGGAAATGATTTTATCAACGAAGAGTACCAGGCAGTTGTTAGTGACATCCGTAAATATACAGAATATGCCTGTGCTAAGGGCGGGTTAGCAATGAAACCTTATGCATCAGAAGGGCATATAGAGGTAGATATGGTTCAGGCAGACAGGTTCTTCCCTACGAAGTTTAATTCCAGAGGAGAAGTTACGGCAGCGGTATTCGCTGAGAGCTTAACGGTAGGGAAAAAGGTATATACCAGACTGGAGTATCATCAACACGAAGGCACAATGTATCACATAAACAACAAAGCTTTTGTGAAACAGGATCTTGATAATGTTGAGGTTTTGGGGAAAGAAGTTCCTCTTACTGCTGTACCGGAATGGGCTAATCTGCAGGAAGAAGTTACGCTTAAGAATGTAAAGATGCCACTGTTTGCCTATTTCAAGATTCCTAATGCGAATAATGTGGATGATACATCACCTCTTGGTGTTTCTGTATATTCCAGGGCTATCAATGACATTAAAGAGGCGGACAATCAGTGGACAAGACTCCTTTGGGAGTTTGAGGGTTCGGAGCTTGCAATTGATGCAGACATTACCTTGTTTAAAAAGGATGATAAGGGAAATTATGAGTTTCCAAAGGGCAAGGACAGACTGTTTCGCATGATGGACCTTGATGATAATGCCGAGAAATATAAAGTGTTTGCACCGGCTATTCGCGATGAGAACCTTATTAATGGATTTAATGCGATTCTTCGCAGGATAGAGTTTAATGTAGGGCTTGCTTACGGGACATTAAGTGACCCAAATACCGTTGATAAGACTGCGGAAGAGATTAAAGCAAGTAAACAGCGTTCCTATAGTACGGTATCTGATATCCAGAAGTCATTACAGACTGCATTAGAACAGTTAGTATATGCTATGGATGTCATGGCTCAACTTTCTGGACTTTCTGGCAGAAAGAAATACGAGATGAGCTTTGACTGGGATGATTCTATCGTAATTGATAAAGAACAGGAACTTGCCAGTATGCAGCAGGATGCGGTTGCCGGCTTTATCCGAAAAGAATTATACGTTGCAGCCAAGTATGGTGTGTCAGAAGAGGAAGCTTTGAAAATGATGCCTCAGCAGGATGAACGTTTTCAGATAGCAGAAGAATAGGTGGTGTTTTATGCTAGAGCCGGAATACCTTGAAAAATTTTCAGATCAGCTACTTGCCCTGGTTGATGCGTTAAGCACAGCGATTATAGCAGATATATCAAAACGTCTTGTAAAAACCGGAGAAGTAACGGAAACTTTAAGACGGCAAGCAGAAATCTTGCAGGGAGCGGGGCTCCTGTATAAAGATGTTCTAAAGCGTGTTTCGCAGGTCTCTGGATATATGAATACAGAAGTCGAAAGAGTTTTTGAGGAAGCGGGAGTAAGAAACCTTAAGAATGAAGCAGTTATTTATAAAGCTGCAGGTGAAAAAGAGATAAAACTTCATCAGTCAGAAACGATGCAGAAGATTCTTGCAGCAAATCTAAGAAAGACAAAAGAAGAGATTAATAATATTACTTTAACAACGGCTGTTAAAACGCAGAGTGCTTACATAACCGCTTGCAATAAAGCAATGATGAAAGTACAGACCGGGGCTTTTAGTTATGATAAAGCGATTGCGGATGCAATTAAGGAAGCGGCGGTGCAGGGAACCGAGGTTTTATATCCATCCGGGCATGTAGATAAGTTAGACGTAGCAGTAAGGAGAGCCGTTCTAACCGGGGTAAATCAGTCGGCAGCGGAAATGAATCTTCAATATGTCAAAGAGTCTGGCTGTGATCATGTAGAAACAACCGCCCACTCAGGAGCAAGACCAACTCATGCAGTGTGGCAAGGAAAAGTCTTTTGTGTTTCTGGAAAAGATAGCAGATATCCTCCATTTTATGAAAGTACTGGATATGGAACTGGTGCGGGGCTTTGCGGCTGGAACTGTCGGCACAATTTTCATGCGTTCTTTCTTGGAATATCTGTACCAGCTTATTCACAGGAAATGCTTGACGATTACAGTGCCAGAAAGCATGAGTACAATGGCAAAAAGTATACCGAGTATGAATTAAGTCAGATGCAGCGTCCACAGGAAAGAAAGATAAGAGCAACAAAAAGAAAACTTACAGGATATGACGCTGGAATAAAAAATACAGATAGTAATACATTAAAAGCAGAGCTGACAAATAGGTTTGAAAGTGAGTCGGCAGAGTTAAAAAAGCAGGAGAAATCTCTTAAAAAATTTTGCAGGCAAACCGGAAGAAGATATGAGTCTGCAAGGACACAAGTTCATGCAGTATTGGATTCAGAAGGAAATATCGTTGGATTTAATAAAAGCGTTGCACAGAAAGCGGTATGGGCAAGTAAAAGACATACATCTAAGATGCAGATGGCGAAGCAGCTCAATAAGTTGTCAGATGAGGAAAGATTGGCAGTGCAAAGATATACAGGCTTTGCCGCTCACCGGGTAAACCGGGCACTGTATTCCGGCAAGTCGCAAATGATTGAAAAAGATCGGGAGTATATGAAGGTACTGGATTCCGCGTTAGATAAGGGAGTTATTGAACGTAAGATAGTCGTTCATCGAGATACGATACCGGAATTTCTAAATGTATTCCCAAAAGGATTTAAATATTCTGAGCATGATATGGAGAGATTGGTAGGAAAAACGTTAACTAATATTGGTTATACGTCAACTTCATTTAGGGATATTCAATATGGGGGAAGAAATGTACATCTTGAAATAGAAGTACCGAAGGGATACAGAGGTTGTTTGTACATAGAAAGTCTAGCAATTAAAAAATATAAAAATCAGCAGGAAGTATTGTTTAAAAGAGGTTTTCGCTGTAAAATAAAAAATATCGAAAAGGAAAATGATAGGTATTACATAAAAGCGGAGGCAATCTTATGAAAGAAAAGGGATATTATTATGACGAAAATGGAAAGTATTGTGAAATCGAATTAGGTCCAAGTTTTGATGATTTTCCAGGCATGTTTACCGTTGCAAGTCCGATACCTCTTTGTGATGCTTGCAAGAAGGCAGACTTTGATAGTAATCGCCGCCAAACCTTATGTAAAGCATATGGGAAAATACCAAAGAAATATTTGTCCGCAAAAGATTATAATTGCCCACATTTTGATAATGAAAATAACGGTTGGTACCAGTTGATTAAAGACAAGGTAGAAGGACAACAGAAGAAAGAATAATAAATTTGAATTTAGCACGCTCGATATATCAGGTGTGTTATTTTTATACTCATTTTTAACATGGGGAGAACTCCTGTCAGGGTATGCTCCTGACCTCCCCAAACGAACCACGAGACGTAGTGAAAGGCTGCGTCTTATTTTAGTGATTCAGAAAGGAGAATTGCAATGAATAACTTAATGATTTTTGAAGGACATGATGTGGAAGTGTTTGAACTGAATGGACGGGTGTTATTTAATTCAAAGCACGTTGGAAAATGTTTAGATCTTTCAGAGAGCGCAGTGAGAAATTATCTTGCTCAAATGAATTAGAGGCAGGCAATTATAGTTAAAAACTCAGATGTCCGAGATAAGGACATCCGAAAATTGAATAATGCAGGTGAAAAATTTCTTACTGAATCAGGTGTTTATAAACTTGTTTTCAAGAGTCGTAAGCCAGAAGCAGAAAAATTTAGCGATTGGGTAACGGATGAGGTTCTCCCACAGATTCGCAAAACAGGTTCTTATGAAGCTCCAAAGAAAAAGAATGGCGGGAAAGAAAAGCTCTCTTCTGTTAATCAGATGGCAAAAAATATCAGTGGTCTGTTAGGTAAAGCTGGTGTGGATGATAAGTTCATTGCAGCGGAAATTGTAAGGATTTACACAGATAACGGTTATCCGGTTCGTTCTCCGATAATAACAGAAGATAACAAACTTTGGGATTGTACCTCTATCGCAAAAGAACTTGGAATCATGTCGATGAACGGAACGCCGCACGATAAAGCGGTAGCGGCGATCATTCAGAAACTTGATTTGTTTACAGATGAAATTGTTAGAACAGCATATAGCCGAAATGGACACGATGGAATTACCGTGCAGTATAAGGAAAGCGTATTTGCAAAAGTGAGAGAATGGTTAGAAGAAAACGGATATCCTGCAGTGATTGAGTATCAGTTGGCAAACGGAAACGTCAATGGCTGCAAGGTTATTTATAATTTTTAAGAAAAGGAAGGTAAGAGAACATGAAGAAATTATTTATTAGTCAGCCGATGAGAGGCAAATCAGATCAGGAAATTTTAAGAGAAAGAGAAACGGCAATCAAGAGTGCTGAGAAACTCGTAGGTGGACCAGTAGAAGTAATTGATTCCTTTTTTCAGTCAGCTCCAGTAGACGCTAAGCCATTGTGGTTCTTGGGAAAGTCACTCGAACTTTTATCTAATGCAGATATTGCATATTTTGCAAGCGGATGGGAAGAAGCGCGGGGATGCAAGATTGAGCATGATTGTGCAATTGCATATGGAATTAAAAGTATTGAATCATAGGAGGTGATCCAAATATCTCCCACCAGCAGGGTTAAGCTGGATATTGGTCAGAAGATGAGACCTTAAACAGTCGGTTCGTGGCGGTTGGTTACACGCCTAAAACAACCTAATACGAAAGGAGCAGGAGACATGAAAACAGAATTTTTAAAGAGCCTTAATCTTTCGCAGGAAGTAATTGATAAGATTATGGCCGAGAACGGGAAAGACATTGCAGTAGAACAGAAAAAAGCAGAAAAAGTTATCCAGGAAAGAGACAGCTATAAGTTAAAGGCAGAATCTCTTGAAACACAGGTAAACGATGCCAATACCGAAATCCAGAAGTTTAAAGACATGGATATTGATGGAATTAAAAAAGCAGCGGATGACTGGAAAGAGACGGCAGAAAAGGCAAAGGCCGATGCGGATAAACAGATTTCCCAGATGAAATTTGATTATGCATTATCCGCAGCATTAACTGGAGCAAAAGCCAAGAATGCCAAAGCTGTCAAAGCACTTCTCGATATGGATGGACTGAAATTCAACGATGGAAAAATTGTTGGACTGGATGAGCAGCTTGCTCAGATTAAGGCAGATAATGATTATCTGTTTGAAAGCGATGAGCCGGCACCAGAGTTTGTAAAAGGGACAAACGGTGGTTCTGGCAGTGTCGGAGGAAAGAAACCGAGTGAAATGACATATACCGAATTGTGTGACTATATGGCACAGAATCCGGGAGCAGAGATTTAAAAAAGGAGTAGAAAATGGCAGGAGAGAAATTTGATTCAAAAAGTTTTAATCCTCAGGCTTTTGGAGCCTATACAGAGAGGATTCCGAACTTAAAGAGAAACGAACTGATTAAATCAAAAGCTTTAAAAGGCAATCAGGATATCAAGCGTACCTTTAATTCTCAGACAGGAACCGTTTATGCAGTTCTTCCAATGCATGGACTTATTGGTGGTACTGCACAGAACTATGATGGTGAAACAGACCTTGAATCCGAAGGAACAGAGACATTTGAAAGAGGGGTTGTCGTTATTGGCCGTATGAAAGGTTGGACAGAGCGTGACTTCTCCGAGGATGTAACAGGCGGTGTCAGCTTTATGGATAATGTAGCGGCACAGGTAAGCGATTATAAAGCAGACCTTGATCAGTTAACCCTGACAAAGATTTTAACAGGAATCTTTGCAATGACAGGAAAAGATGACAAAGTATTTGTTGATGAACATACTACAGATATTACAGGAGTAACCGCAACGGATAAAGATGGTAATGTCAAAAATGTTGTGCAGGCAGATACATTAAATACTGCGATTCAGAAAGCGGCCGGAGACAATAAGTCTAAATTCACGATGGCTATCATGCATAGTACTGTGGCAACCAATCTTGAAAATCTGAAACTGTTAAAATACATGACACAGACAGATGCAAATGGAGTTGAGAGAGAATTAACCCTTGCAACATGGAATGGCCGCTTAGTTTTAATTGATGATTCTATGCCAACAGAAGATGTTCCAGAAGTAGAGGAAAGCGGAACAAGTGGAAATCCAGGATATATTCCAGCTCAGCCTGCTTACACAAAATATACAACTTATGTATTAGGTGATGGAGCGTTTGATTATGAGGATATCGGAGCAAAGGTACCATATGAAATGTATCGTGACCCAAAGAAACATGGCGGCGAAGATACGCTTTACATGAGACAGAGAAAAGTATTTGCGCCTTATGGAATTTCCTTCACAAGAAAATCTATGGTAGCAAAATCTCCTACGGACGATGAACTTGCGAACGGAGCAAACTGGGAACTTGTAAACAATGGTAAAGCTGGTTCTGCAAAAAAGACAATCAAACATAAGGCAATCCCGATTGCAAGAATCATTTCGAGAGGATAGGTGGCGACTCCATGGTAAGATATGCAGATCTTGCATTTTACATGACAGAGTACGGCGGTAATATTATCCCAAACGAACAGTTCCAGCGTGTGATCACAAGGGCAAGCACATATATTAAGGCGATTACTTTTTCAAGAGTGGATGAAAACAATATTCCAGAGGAAGTGAAAGCTGCAGCCTGTGCAGTTGCGGAAGTTATTTATAAAGCTGAAAGCTCTACGGAAGGGGAAAAGAAGTCTGAAACGGTTGGAAAGTTGTCAGTTTCTTATGTAACAGAGCAGGCAGACGGTCAGATTAAAGAAAAAGTTCTTCGTAAAAAACAATATGCTGCAGCATATCCTTACCTTGCCACAACCGGATTGTTATATAGGGGGTGTTTCTAATGATCACTAACGCTTCTGTGACGATTTATAATAAAGTCTATGACAGAGACGAAGGAAGCAATAAATATTACCGGACAGTACTTAAAGGAGTGAACTGGCAGGATGCAACAAAGGTCCTGCCATCTGATACTGGAGTAGTAAGTGCCGATGTAGCAGAGGTGTATATTCCGTTTCTGATTGATACAGAGAAAAAATATTGTTCTCCGGTTAATTTTAATTCAGAGCAGGAAAAGGATAAATTCTTCACACTTGCTCCAGAGGATATTATTGTTAAAGGAGTTGTCACAGACGAACTTACAAAGCAGAAAGATGTGGAACACCTTAAAGATAAGTATGGCAGCGTAAGGGTAATTGCTGTTATAGAAACTAACGATAACGGAAGCCCTACGATGCAGCATTGGAAGGTGACAGCAGAATGAGGGTAAAGGTTCGGTTAGACCCTGCTAGTGCAATATTGGCAAAAAGAAAGCTTGGAAAAGGCGGGCAGGCACAGAGGTATATGGTAAGCGAGGTAAGGCGCAAGACAGACCCTTATGTTCCGTTCCTTAATGGTCCGCTTAAAAATACAGCCGTAGAACATGAAAATTCTATCGAATATGTTACTCCTTACGCTCGTAGACAGTATTATGAGCATAAAGGCGATGGCTTAAGAGGAAGAGAATGGGATAAGCGAATGTGGGCAGACAGAGGCAAGGAGATTACCCAGAGTGTGGCTGATTATATTGGAGGAAAAGCAAAATGATGGTAATGGAAGCGGTGCGGGAGATTGTAAAGAAATGCCCGTATCTTGATGAATATTATAAGAGCCTTTCCGTAGACAGACTTGGAAAGGATAGCACGAGCTATTCGATTGATTCTGTTCCAGGACAGCAGGTTACTAAGAGAGACATTGCCGGGAATACAACGCGGCAGTGTCTTTTTAATTTTTCCAGTCGGGAGCTGTACACAGAAGAAGTGCGTCAGAATCTTGATAATATCGGATTCTATGAACATTTTTCAGACTGGTTAGAAGAGGTATCTGAGGCAGGAGATTTTCCGGAATTGGATGCCGGCAAGACAATTAAAAAAATTGAAGCAATCACATGCGGCTATGTGTTTGATACGGAACTTGACAAGGCAAAGTATCAGATACAGTGCAGGATTATTTATAAACAGGAGGCTAGAAGATAATGGCGAATACAAGTAAAGAAGTAAAACAGAGATACCAGGAAGCGGCATATATCGAAGTTGGAGAAGCTTATGAGTTAGCCGGCACAGGTTTTGAAAAATTAGATGAAGAGCCGGGGGCACAGACTTCTTCAAAGAAGTATATCAATGATAAATCCTCTACTTCCTCTATTACATCTTATGAAGGAACGCATCCGTTTACAGCGGACCAGATTCTTTCAGAAAAGGTAATTGAGGATTTTGTATCTATTGGAAAGTTAAGAAAGACGGGAGGAGATGCGGAACGTTCTTTAGTGCGTGTTGATTTAGATAAACCAGTAGAATCAAAAGAAAATACTTTTGAGGCAAGGTGTTTTAATACTGCAGTGGAAATTTCCTCTTTTGCAGATAATGACGGAGAGCTGCAGGTAGAAGGTACACTTCACGATAAAGGTGACCCAGTAGAAGGTACATTTAATACGGAAACAAAGACTTTCACACCAAAAGCATAGGAAAGGAGAAGGCAGCATGAATAAGACATTTCAGTGGAATGGAGAGAAGTTTTATTTCTCGGCATTGGAAGCAGAGACAACAAGAAAATTTATTCCCGAAGCAACAAAAACAGCAAAAGCACTTGAAGACTATGAAAAAGATGTTGTAGGAGTAGGGAATCTTCTTAGTGCAGATGATATTATTGCAGAATGCAAAATTATTGATGCTTTTCTTGATACTATATTAGGAGAAGGAGCCGTCGAGAAGATGTTTAAAGGATATGACCTGGGAGAACGTGTAGCGGCAACGCAGAAGCTGACACGTTTAAACAACGCACAGGTTAAAGAATATGGAGAAGCCGCAAGTAAAGGTCTCTTTGCATAATTATGAATATCTTAATGGACAAGCCGCCAGAGCAAGTTGAGGTAGATGGAAAATTATATAAGATAAACTCTGATTTCCGAACTTCGATTCAATTTGAAATATTGATGCAGAAAAAAGAACTTACAGAGAAACAGAAAGAATTTGCAAACGAGCTTTGTTTGTTGGATAAGGAAATGGACAGAGAGACAGCCGAACTACTTGCAAAGTATAAAGATGGCTTAGAACTTTACTATCCAGAGATTCCGAATGACATCAACGAAGCAATCAATGCGATGCTGTGGTTCTATGAATGTGGAAAAGAAAACATTGATAAAAAGAAGTCGAAAAAGTCGGGCAGCGGAAAAAAGATTTATAATTATAACTATGATGCAGATTATATTTATGCAGCTTTCTTTGAACAATATCATATTGATTTAGCAGAGCAGGAACTTCACTGGTGGAAGTTCTCTGCTCTTTTTTCTGCTCTTTCTGAGGACTGCATGATAAGCAAGATTATAACGTATCGCGTAATCGATACGAAAGGAATGGAGAAAGAACAGAAAGCATTTTACAACCGGATGAAACGGTTGTACCAACTTCCGGAAGACATTTCAGAGGAAGAAAGAGAAAGACAGGACAAGATCACGCAGGCACTTCTTGGTGATGGTGATCTGACAGGAATTTTATAAGGGATGGAGCTGCAGCCCTAAGGAACGTGCAGTGTGAACATGGATGACAGACGCAGACGAATTTTATAGGAGGTTTAGTTATGTCTGCGGATGGACATATTGAGATTGAAGTTGAGCTTAATTCTGAAAAAGCAGAAAAGGAGCTTGATAGTTTAAGCAAAAGCCTTGAAAAAGACACTGCACAGGCCGCAAAGAAAGCAGAAAGTTCTGTTAAGCAGTCAGTAAAGCAGATTGAAGCTTCTGCAAAGCAGGTCTCTAAACAGACAGAAAACTCTGCGAAACAGGCAGGACAGGAAGTAAAAAATACAGCCAGTTCTGCGAGTAAACAGGTGATTGATTCTACAAAAAAGGCAGAAGAAGAAGTAAAGAAATCAAGTAAAAGAGTAACAGAAGAAGAGAAAAAACAGTATAAGGAACGGGAAAAGACCAGAGAATCCAGTAAACCAGAGTCTGATCCAAGCAAGCCTTATAAAGAATCTTCTGAAAAGGCTACACAGTATTGGACGGGTGCCGGCAGCAAGATAAAAAGTATTGTAAGTACGATTACGGCTGCTACTGGTGCTGGAGCAGTTGCCGCCGGTACGGCAGCTATTAATGCTGGTAAGTCTTTTGAAGCTGGAATGAGTGAAGTGCAGGCAATCTCTGGTGCTTCCAGAAAAGATTTAGAAGCATTAACGAACAAGGCGAAAGAAATGGGGGCTACAACAAAGTTCTCTGCTACGCAAGCTTCAGAAGGACTTAAGTATATGGCTATGGCTGGCTGGAATTCACAGCAGATGATTGATGGTCTTCCTGGTGTCATGAACTTGGCAGCGGCTTCTGGTGAAGACCTTGGAACGGTTTCTGATATTGTGACAGATGCCCTCACAGCTATGGGATTAAAGGCAAGTGATAGTGCTCACTTTGCGGATGTATTAGCAACAGCGGCAAGCAGTTCTAACACAAATGTGGCAATGATGGGTGAAACATTTAAATATGCGGCACCTGTTGCCGGAGCATTAGGTTATAACATAGAAGATTTAGCACAGGCTATTGGTTTGATGGGAAATGCCGGAATTAAATCTTCTCAGGCTGGTACATCCTTAAGAAGTATTCTTACACGTTTGGCAAAACCACCAAAAGATTGCGCGAACGCAATGGAAGACTATGGAATTTCTATTAAAAATTCCGATGGTTCTATGAAATCACTCATGGAGGTAATGGAAAACATGAGGGATTCATTGCAGGGGCTTCCAAAGGACGAGCAGTCAGCGGCAGCGGCAGCACTTGGCGGCCAGGAAGCAATGTCTGGATTGCTTGCAATCATAAATGCAAGCGAGTCAGATTTTGATAATTTATCAAAAGCGATTGATAATGCATCTGGAGCGGCACAGGATCAGGCCGATATCATGAATGATAACCTACAGGGGGCATTATATGAATTAGGCTCTGCTGCAGAGTCGGCAGGAATCGAATTATATGATAATATCAAGAATCCTGCTAAGAAAGCTGTTAGAGCTGCCGCGACAGAGATTAGGAGTTTGTCGACCACGATAAAAGACAACGGCATTGAAGCGATTATCCCAGAAGAAACGATTACGACTGTGAAAAACTTAGGTACTACTGCAAAGGCTGTTGGTGCTGGTGGTTTAAAAGTTCTTGGAGGAGCAGCGCAGTTTGCCGGTGAAAATATTCAGACTGTACTTCCAGTAGCAGCTAGCTTGTTGACGGTTGTTAAGGGGTATACGGTCGTAAAGACGATTTCTACTGCTTTTGCGGAGACGCAAGTTGCTATGGCTGGCGCAAGCACGGGAATGACGATTCTTGGAACAGTTGTGAAGTTGTTCACAGGAGAAGCATTGGCAGCCACTACAGCAACAGGGCTTCTTTCTGGAGCGATTGGTGTATTGGCGAATCCTATTGCATTAGCAGTTGTTGCTGGTGGAGCATTAACGGCCGGAATGGTTGCTTATACTTTAACACAGAAAAAAAGTACAACTGAAGCAGACAAGTTTGCACAGTCTTGCAAGAAATTGAAAAAGGAACAGGATGAAGTAGCAAGTTCTATTCGTTCCATGCATAAAGATAATGCGAAAAATGTCAATGATGTAAAGACCCAAGGAGTTCAGGCAGATAATCTTCTCTCTAAATTGAAGAGTCTGATTGGTGTACAGGAAAAGGATGCTGGAACAAAACAGCAGATAAAAAGTACAGTACAGCAGTTAAATGATATCTTACCGGATTTGAATTTACAATATGACGAGCAGAAAGATAAGCTGAATCAATCCACTGCGGTAATCAAAAGAAACATTCAAGCTTTAAAAGAGCAGGCAATGGCAAAGGCATATCAGTCAGGAATGGAAAGTGCAGCAGAAAAAGTTGCAGAGGCTGAGGTAGCTAATCAGAATGCGACAGAGAAGTATACGGAAGCACTTGAAAAGAAGAATGCAGCGCAAGAAAAATTTGATAAGCTTGAAAAAGAAAAGGGACTTGGAAGTGGAAATAAAGAGTTAGCTAAAGCCGCAGAAGATTTAATGAAATATGAGAAGAGCCTGCAAACAACAGAGAAGGCTCTTGATAAATCAGAAAAGAATCTTAATGCAGCCAACAAAGAACTCACAACATATTCTGATAAATTTACAACCCAGACAAATTATAGTGATTTTCTTTCTAATTTAGACAAACTTGCGAAAGATGCTGGAATAAAAGCAAAGAAAATTCCAGAGACAGTATTAGAAAATATTAAAGCTGGAAACTATAAAGCTCCAACTACGGGTGACGGTTTAAAAAGGCTTATTAATCTTGACGGATTGATTCAACAGGCACAGGAAGCCGGAATAGAAATTCCTCAGTATTTATTGCAGGGTATTTCAGATGGCTCGATAAACTTTCAATCAGCGATTAATCAGATGAACACGCTTCTGGATTTTAGCAGTGCAGCAGAAAAAGCTGGCATTTCTGGAAAAGAAATTCCGGAAGAACTAGCTCAAAGTATCATGCAAGGCAAAATCAGTGTTGATGAGGCAATAAATCAACTGCTTAGCGGTTCTGGTGTAGCATCGACAACACAGGCAGAGACACTGACAAAAGAAAAAGCGACTAAGATTAAGAAGAATGTTGAAGATATTGGAAACGGCAAGATTAAAGGGATAAATACCTCAGCTTATACTTCATCGCTTAATACAGCGAGTCAGAAAGCAAAAAGTACCAAAAAAGAGATTGAGAAAAATAGCAAGTTAAAAGCAACCAATAATAGTGCTGCAGCAAAAAGTACTTATAAATCTGTTACAGACGAAGGTAAGAAGGCGGTAAGCACTGTAAAGAAGACAGGAAAAGAGATTGGAAAAGGCGGAGCAACCAGTGTGGCTTCTACAACTTCGCAGTGGAAATCTGCTGGTAGTAAAAATGCTAAGTCATATATTTCTGGTGTAGCATCCCAAAAAGGAGCGGCTCAAAAAGCAGGAAAAACGCTATCTACTTCTGCAAAGACAGGTGCAAGCTCTGGAAAAGCTGGTTTTGTGTCAGCCGGAAGAAATATGGCTGCCGGTATCGCATCCGGTATTCATTCAGGGACTCCATTTGTAACGGCAGCGGCCAGAAGTGCAGTAAGAGCAGCCGTAGCAGCGGCGAAAGCTGCAGCTAAGATTAAATCACCATCCAGGGTGATGAAAAATGAGGTCGGCAAATACTTACCCCTCGGCATGGCAGCAGGTATTAAGGATAATACCGATTCTGTAGTTAATGCATCAAGAGCAATGTGTGCCTCAGCTCTAACAGCTTCTGCAGATGAACTTGATATTCATTCTCCTTCTCGGAAGTTCAAGAACATTATCGGAAAGAATATCCCGAAAGGCATTGCAAAAGGTGTAAGAGAATCTAAAAGCGAGCTTGTCGGAGAAATGGAAAGTGTTGTGAACGAAGCACTTAGTGCGGCACAAAATGCTTCTAAAAGCGGAAAATATTCTGAAATAGGAAGCAATCTGCTGTCTGGATTATCTACATCGCTGAGTACATCAAAGTCTCGTTCTTCTGAAACAATACAGGAAATTATTGATCAACAGCAAGAAAGTCTATCTAATGCCAATCAGAAGAAAGAAGAGGCGCTTCAAAATAAAATTGATAAGCTAGGAAGCAAAAAGGCAAACAAGAAGAGAAAAGCCGCATTAAAGAAAAGGCTCAAGCAGATGAAAGCTGCAGATAAGAAACAGGAGTCACAGCTTAAAACGGCCGGAGAAAAGGCGGCAGCGGCTTATAATGATGCCTTCGAGAAAGAATCTACCCGTATTACCAAGATTGCAGAAAAGAGTATACAGGAACTTTCTGAGACATATCAGACTAAATACAATGATATCAAAAGCAAAATGGATACTCTCACAGAAAAACAGCGATCCTGGGGAAATGTCTATGATTTGAAACAGAACATTGCAGATATCAAACGGTATCAGACCAATTTGAAAGCTCTTGAGAATAAGATTCCAGAATCCATGATGGATAAAATCTTAGGAATGAATATGGATGAAGCGACAGCCTATATGGACTGGTTCCAGGGAATGACATCTGCAGAACAAAAAGCATACTTAAATGATTGGAATACGATGTATTCTTCTTCAGAGACTTTTTCAAAGAACTTCTTTTCAGATGATTTTGGTAAGATTCAGAAAGAATATCAAGACAAATTAAAAAAAGCAACAGATGATCTACAGGCAGAGATGAACCAGATTGGAACAAATATTGCGAAAGGACTTACTGCAGGAATGGATAGCGAGTCAAGAAACCTTTCAAAAACAATGAAGAAAATCTGTGCAAACCTTGTAAAGACTGCAAAAAAACAGCTGAAAATAAAATCTCCATCAAGGGTATTTAAGCGGATTGGTGTTTATAACATACAAGGAGCCGAAAAGGGACATGAAGCAGAAGCTCCGCGACTTTACCGTCAGGTTGAAAATGTATCAGAGACCCTTGCAGAGCGTTTTGCAAAGGCAAACTTAAAAGTATCTCTTCCGGATATTGCAGGTCGAACACAAGCGGCTTTATCGAGACAGGTATCAAAAGTATCTGCAAGTATTCAGCCGCAGCTTACAGCGGCACTGGCAGGAGATGCAGGTCAGACAATTTACAATGGACCAGAAAAGATTGAGCTTGTGACTAATCTTGATGGACGGGAGATAGCGAGGACTTCGGTGCCTTATATTGATGCGTACTTAGGAAATATGGCAGCCAGAAAAGCAAGAGGGGGCGTTTAAAATGTACAGAGGAAGCTTAGGTGTGCAGATTGGAAACAAACATACCCTTAAGGACTGGGGACTTGGTTGGACAAAAATTACTCTTGGTTTTCCAGAGGCAAAAACGTATGAGCAGGATATTCCGGGAATGGACGGGGTGTTAGATTTTACGGAATCTCTTACTGGAGGGGATGTGAAATACAAAATCAGAACCCTTACTCTTGAATTTGAAACCCCTGAACAGGACTATTACGATTGGGGTATTAGAATTTCAGAGATAGCAAATTACTTGGCCGGAAGAAAATATAAGATAATCCTGGATAATGACCCGGATTTTTATTATATTGGAAGGCTAAATGTTGAAGTCGAAAAATCAGACAGGGTAGAAGGAACTCTTACCTTGTCTGGGAGCGTTGACCCGTATAAATACGAAAAGTTTTCTAGTCTTGAAAATTGGGAATGGGATACTTTTAATTTTAGAACGGGCATCATCCGAAATTATAAAGATATTGTTGTGGATGGTACATATAAACTTGTAATACCAGGCAGAAGAAAAAGAATTGTGCCGGTAATCTCTTGCAATACAGCTATACAGGTATCTTATGAAGGGGTAATCTATAATCTTTCACCTGGCAAAAACAAAGTTTTTGGTATTTGTATCAAAGAAGGGGAAAATATCCTTACTTTTTCTGGAAAGGCTACTATTTCGGTCGATTATAGAGGAGGGCTGCTGTAATGTATCGCATTTATTGTGATGATAAAACGCTGCATGATGTGAGAGACGAGGAGTATCAGCTTATAACACCAAAAATCTCTCTTGAACTTAATAAGACAGGGAGTTTTGAGTTCGGCATACTCCCTTCTCATCCTCATGTAAACGATATAAAGAAATTGAAATCTCGATTGAAAGTATATGATGTTGACATATCAGATAGTGGGGAGGCTTCAAGATTGCTATATTGTGGCCGTTCCATTACTGATCAGCGAGACTTTGAATATACTGGTCGGATTACATGCGAAGGAGAGTTATCTTATTTACTTGACACGATTCAGCGACCGCATACTTACGGAAGCCAGTCAGGAGAAATCCATAAAGCGGATACTAATATTGTAATCTTCAAGCGTTTGATAGAAGAGCATAACTCTCAGGTAGAAAAAGAAAAGCAGTTTGAAATAGGAATTGTTGATATTGATTCAGTAGAAATCAAAACTTTGGCGACAAACTATGAAACTACTTGGGATTTTATTAATACGAATTTTCTTGAAAAATACGAAGGTTATCTTAGGGTGCGCTATGAAAATAATGTTCGTTACCTTGACTATGTGAAGCAATACGGAAAAGTTAGTACGCAGGTAATCCGATTCGGAGAAAACCTTCTTGATTTTCAGAAGTATGTAAAAGCAGAAGACATTAAAACGGCAATTATTCCAATTGGAGCAAACAATGTAACTATAAAGACGGCAAGCGGGCACGATGGAAAGGATTATGTTTTTAACCAGGAGGCGGTAAATCTTTACGGTTGGATATATAGTAAGGTAGATTTTTCAGATATTAATAATCCAAACACCCTCCTAAAAAAAGCACAGGAATATCTAAACAAGTGCATTAATCTGACAACTACGATTGAACTGACAGCGGTGGATTTGCATAAAATTGATGTGGAGATTGATGCCATAGGCTTGGGAGATTTGATTCCTTGCGTGTCAACGCATCATAATCTGTTAAGCACTCCGGGAGACAAATCTACATATTATCTCGTTAACAAATACGAGATAGATTTGGAAAATCCTTCAAATACAAAAATTACGCTTGGAAAAACACTATCCACACTTTCAGAAAAAACTTTTTCCAATGAAGTTACATTTGAAAAAAGTGTTCTAATTATAAATAACAATGTAGAAAAAGTAAGAGAAACGGCTAACGGAGCAAACGACAAGTCAGACATGGCGATATCTATCGCGCAATCGAAAGATATAGAAGCGATAACAAACTTGGAACTAGACGAAATATGTAAATAAAAAACGATGAGGTGATAAAATGGCTTATTTAGACAATAATGGCGTTACTTATTTATGGAACAAAATTAAAGGACTTTTTAATAAAGGGATTACTAATCTCTCGGTAAGTGGTAAAACCATTACATTTACCAAAGGTGATGGAACAACCGGAACGATTACGACACAGGGCACAAACACGACATATGGTAATTTTAAAGGGGCGACAGCATCCGCAGATGGCGGTAGCGGTTTAGTACCTGCTCCAACGAAAGGAAACGAAGGTAAATATTTAAAAGCAGACGGAACTTGGGGAACACCGGCTAACACCACATATGCTGACATGAAAGGTGCAACAAGTTCCGCAGCAGGTACGCATGGTCTGGTACCTGCACCGGCGGCAGGTAAACAGTCACAGTATTTACGGGGAGATGGAACCTGGGATACCCCTACAAATACAACCTATTCTGATGCGACACAGTCGGCACACGGTCTTATGAGTGTTGATGATAAAAAGAAATTGGATGGTATCGC